ACCGGCGTCAAGGCGTACTACTACGAGATCAACAGCGCGGAGAAGAAGGAGGCCATCGCCGGCGGCGGCGACAACCTCAAGGAGCTGCGCCACAGCTACACCGACCAGGCCAGCGCCCTGCGCGCCGCCCGCGCCGAGTGGGGCCGCCTGCAGCGCGGTACCGCCACGCTCAGCTACACGCTGGCCAAGGGGCGCCCGGAGCTGACCCCCGACCAGACCTACAGCCTGCTCGGCATCAAGGCCGAGATCTCGGCCATCGTCTGGCTGGGCGGCAATCTGCGCCACAGCTTCACGCCGGACAGCTACACCACCAGCCTGGAGCTGGAATCCAAGCTGCCCGATGGCGATGACGTGGATCTGCTGGCCGACCACGACGGCGACTACACCGGCGTCGTCGCCTGGTACCGCGAGGAGAAAACAGGCGAGCAGAAGAAGCTCACCGCCGGCGACCAGAGCAAGCCCAAGCGCCTGACACACCTCTACGCGAGCAAGGCCAATGCCCAGCGGGCGGTGGATCGGGAGTTGAAGAAGCTATAAATCCATGGATGATGTGTTATCGCTCAAAGGGTGGCATCGATGGATCGAGAAGTTTGGCAGCAGGTAATCACAGAGACGTCCGTTCCTGCGTGGCGTTGTCCGGTATGCAAAATGGGGCATACCCATCTTGAAGAAGGAGCGTTCAGATTCGAGGAAACCGCTGAGTCGGTGAGGTGGAGAAACGACGACGGCTGGGACCCTGACTGGATTGATTATGCGTTTACAGCATGGGCCTACTGCACTAATCCAGGGTGCGGACAGCGATTTTGCATATCTGGAAATGGCGGGATCAACGAAGTCTATGATGAAGATGGGGTTGACTGGCTAGAGTACTTTCTCCCGAAACACTGCCATCCGATGCCATGGATCATCGAAATCCCTAAAAAATGTCCTAGAGAAATCAAGGAAGAACTTAAATCTGCATTTTCGTTGTTCTGGAGCCACCGGCCAGCTTGCGCCGGAAGATTACGCGTAGTGCTTGAGTTATTGATGGATCACATCGGCGTGCCGACTGAAATAACTAGGGAAGATCAGAAAGTTCGGCAGCTCAAGCTCCACCATCGAATTGAGCATTTCATGTCTCAGAATCAAGCCGTCGGAGCGCAACTTATGGCCCTGAAGTGGCTAGGGAATACAGGTGCTCACGACTCTTCGGTAATGAAAAAAGATCTTCTGGACGCGTTTGAGATTCTTGAATATGCCTTGGAAGAAATTGTCGACATGCGGGCAGAGCGCGTCGCAGAGCTGGCAAAAAAACTACAAGATAAACATTCAAATAAGCCAGAGGGCTAGGGTCGCCCTAAGACTTCGGGCAGGTCCCCCCGAGGCGTTGAGGTCACGGCTGCTGGTCTGTGGTGCGAAGGATCGGACAAGGCTGAGCCGATCAGCATGAAAAAGGCCCCGCTAAGGGGCCTCCTTTTCACTTGGGCAGTATGCGGCCCATGACGAGAGCCTCCAGCATCCGCATCATCATCAGCTGATCGCTCTCAGTCAGCTGACGGTAGAACCGAAGAATCGCGTACTCACGCGGCGTCAGACCTTCTAGCGGGGGCTGTGCACCCATTTCCAGGGAGCGACCGTCCACAGCCTCAATTGCTTTGAAACTCATCTGCATACTCCATCATTGGCAGTGAGCCTCTGACATTACAGCGAAGTTCTAAAGTGCAACCCTACCTAGAATGGGCCTTCCAGACGCTCACTTCATTCGCAGCAGTGAGTGCAGGCGCTTGACGATCATCACTATGGTCAGCAGCAGGTTCACCGCTACCACAACGGCAATTGGCGTAAAGACCAGCTTGGAAAACACCAGCGAAATGGAGGCCGAAGAGGCCTCAGGGTCTACGAAACTGTCCGCGACAGAGAAAGCAAAGCAGATAGCGATAAGGACGAGGGAAGACAAAATCGAATAGCTGATATTCAAATACAACTCATCCAGGAGCCTTTTCTTCGCTGGATAAAGATTGTCAGCTGGGCGTTGCAGCTCAGCATCCCTCTGATGCCGTTCATCCAGCTTGCTTTCTTGGTCATAGACCAATACAAGAACGGAAAGCAACAGCGCCGTGAAGATCGCGCCGAAATTTACCAAAAGCGAAGTAATGTCTTTATTGAGCACAAACTCGGCAGCAACACTAAAAGCGCCAAACAAAACAGGAATGCAGCAAAAGGTAATAAAGTCAAACCACGACCATCCGCCATCAACATTCTTTAATGTTGCAAAATGGCCGAGCACGATTTCCTTTGGATTAACCTTGCTGCTCATATTTTTATTCCCATCCCGGGGTATATGGTGGAGAGAAATTCATTAAGCAATATTCTACACCAGCTATCAAACTCTTTCATATGAGGATTACCCGCTATAATTGTAACCTTCTCCTCATCTACATCTATTTCGCACACTTGGTTGCTAGGATTGGTACCAAGCCTAAAAGTTCGCTTACGGCCGTTCATTTCTACGACTGTTTTCACTTGAGCACACAGCGGCGTAAGCATTTCGACCGTCGCCATCTGCTCAGTCCCAGGGGTCAAGAAATCTGCAAACGAACCTAGGGCCTTTTTGCGTGGAGCCCTAATAACGTAGGTGTGCTCCGCCTCGTCATGGCCGAGCTTGTTGATCTGGTCCTCGATGCTGCCCATCCCGCTAAAGCGGACTAGCCTGAGCTCTTTAGCCGTAGCCTTTCTCCATTCATCGAACGCTTTCTCATACGAGAGCGGATTCATTTGCAGAACGCGCGAAGAAACCCTAGCCAGCTCGACTTTTAATAGTTCATGGAGCAGAGTCTTAATCCCGATATTTCTCTGGTTATGCAGAAGCGCAACGCCTTCGTTCAGCGTCTCGGGAATAAAGAAGCGGACGTAATGCTTCAACACCTCGGCATTTTTCTCTAAACGCTTGAAATCAACATTTCCAGTTTCAATGTTGACGATGTCCGTTCTTGAACCGTAGCTTCCCGCCTTGACGATCCCTCGAAACTCTCGCTTAACATCGTCAAACTTGAATGAAGCAAAGGCGTAAATCTGCTTGCTATCCTCGATGACGTGGTATTTGTCACCCTTAGATTCAATAAAGTCCTTGAATACCTTATACAAATCAACGGCACCAACCGCCCCAAGTGGGGAGTACGGGTCGCCATCCTTCTTGCCTTTCATTAAAGGATTGAAGCAGCGAATGGTATATGGCGAGACAGTATTCAAATTTATCCCCAGCTCAATCTACATCTTCATCGGCGGTTGCCATTGCCCTCATTGGGGGCCGTTTATATTTTATTGCCGCAAAGACAAAAGGCAGTCTGATTCGACATGCGCATCAACACGGGACTTCTCCCGTATTGATTAAATGTTGTAATTGCTTTTCGTCCAGAATGAACGCGCCAGCTCCACGGGCAGCCTCTACCTTCGCAGGGCCTGCGTTGTAGCCGAAGCAGAGCACGGTTAGTGACTTGCCAGCGGTCTTCATGAAGCGGAAACCGGTTTCAGCGGCCAATAACTCAAGGCGGGTACGGTCAGCCGCTTTGAAACCGGTAAATAGAATCTGCGGACGAGCGTCAGGAAGCGCTGCAGGGGCTGGCTCGGGCGCGGGCGGAGCGGCCTCTCCCAGCAGAAGGTCTTCCCCCTCCAGGAACTGCTGCACTCGATCTTTCCGAAAAGTGCGCGGCAAGCTGTCAGCTTCGTTCCGGCCCTGGATATAGCACGAGTTTTCCTTCCAACGAGTAAGCACCCACTCAGCGGTATTTCCCTGCGCGTCGGTATAGATAAATCGGAGCATCCCATCCCCTAGGTGCAAGCATCAGCGCTTGCCAGCTTGGTAATTCCCAGCCATCGCCGACATGGCGGTGATGATCTTGTCGAGACCGGCCCGGTCTTCTGCCGGCAACTGGCGAAAGCGATCGAGCAGATCAGCCTCTTCGGCACTGATGCTGCCCGCAGGCTGCGGCCTGCGCTCTCCCGTCACCACGTACTGCACATCGACGCCAGCAGCAGCTGCTGCAGCCAGATAGTTCGCGTCTGGGCTGCGCTCGCCTTTCTCGTAAGCGAGCTGGGTGTTCTTAGTGACACCACATTGCTCCGCAAAAACCGTTTGGTTTGCACCAACGCGGTTGCGCTCTTCCTTAAGGCGTTCGCCTATGGTCATAAAAGTTGGACCTCAGGCGTTGACAATCCCTATATCTGGGACCATCATCACCATCACATCACACGAAATCACACGAATTTGAACTATGCCGAACGGATACCCCAGCGAGCAAGCGCGCAACGCTGCGCGTGAACGCCTCAGCAAGCTCGGCCTGACCGCCAAGGAATGGGCCGAACAGAACGACATCAGCCCGTCCACGGTTTACGCCGTGCTCAACGGGCAGAAGAAGTGCCTGCGCGGTGAAGCCCACCGCGCCGCCGTACTGCTCGGCATCAAGGAAGGCGTAGTAGCCGGCGAAGCGCCGCGTTACGGGCGCCGCAAGACTGACTTCGCAGTGATTCCAAAGTAATGGCAAACCCCAAGGCGAGAAACGAGAAGATGAAGCACGCGATCCTCGACAGTCGGCGCAAGGTGGTCAGCGCCATCATCGCCGCTTACCCCGGCGGCCGTGACTGCGCCGCGGCCCGCCTGGGCCTGGAAATCAAGAAGTTCGACAACCACGCCTACGAGAGCGCCGGCCACCGCCCGCTGACCGACGAGCAAATCCTGCTGCTCGAGCAGCAGATCGGCACGGCCTACCTGCCCGAGTACATCGCCGCCCAGTACGGCGGTGTGTTCGTCCCGCTGCCGGCTGCCGAAGAGCTGGACAACATGGAGCTCTACCACCGCGCCGTGGATACCGCGAAGCGCCGCGGCCGGGTGGACCTGATCATTGCCAAGGCCCTGGAGGACGGCGCGATCGACGAAGGCGAAGCCAACGCCATCCTCGATGCCCACCGCCGCTACGTCTCTGCCCGCCACGCGGAGATAGCGGCAGTCATCGTTCTGCATACCTGCAACGACAAAAAATAAGTGCTGTACGGCCGCTGCCACGGCCGAGGGGGAAGGGATTTGAGCGTTTACAAGCTGGTATGCCCGGCATGCGGAGAGCGGATGCGCATTCGCAACTCCGAGGGGCAAACACCGACATTCCGCACCATCTACGGCCAGTGCATGAATCTGGCCTGCGGCTTGGTGCTCACGGGCTCGATGAGCTGGGACTACCAGATCAATACCTCGGGCATGGACAAGCCGAGGGTGGTGCTGCCGATTGCGCCATCCGTGGCGAAAATGCAGGCGTTGCGTGACAGCCGGCCTGCATCCGATCAACCCGATCTGTTCGATCAGCCACTCAAGGAAGCACACGCATGAGCCACGATACCTCTGCCAAGGATTACCGCAGCAGCATGCAGGCCGCCGCCAAGGCCTACCTCCTGCGCCGCCAGGACGAGCACCTTGCCGACGATGAGCGCCTATACGACCGCGCGTGTCGCTATTTGGTTCACGGCCTGGACGTTCCTGCGTTCATGGCGCCGCGGCTGGTTCATCTGGCGATGACCGAACTGGCGTCCCGCGTGGCCATCGACTGGGCCCAGGGTTGCGACGAAACCCGCGTGTGTCTGGTGCTTGTTCGTAGCGGGGAACGGGCCTTCATCCCCACTCGCTATCTACCGCTGCGTTTGCAGCCACCCGCGGCACTGCCGGCTGCAGCAGCCGCGCACTGACCACTACCCCCTGAATCACCGTTACCCAGACCCGCCTGCCAGCGGGTTTGGGGAAGTTGCACCCGAAATTCGAGGTTGCCGCCATGCAACAAGCCATTGCCATCCAGCTGGACATGCCCAAGCCCGTAGCCGAGGCCCTGCTCAGCAGCCTGCGCTGCGAGCTGCGCCGTGGCCTGACCGAGCACTGGTACGACGATCGCTACCGCACCGTGCCGGAGTTCCTGCGCAGCCGCCGCATCCTCGATGACTACCCGGCCCTCGCCGGCCACAAACGCACCATCGGGGCGCTGAAAGCTGCCCTCGGCGCCAACCAGTAAGGCCAGCCACACCATGCAGATGAAAGAAACCCTACGGGCCGAGGTGCTGCGCCGCATCGAGCGCGACTTCGGCCTCCAGCACATGGCCGGCACCAACTACATGCGCAAGGGCAAATGCCCGGCGCACAACTGCGGCAAGAAGACCCTCTACACCTTCCACGACTCGCCCTGGATGCTGATCTGCGGCCGTCCTGAGAAGTGTGGCCACCGCGTCCACGTCAAAGAGCTGTATGACGACCTGTTCAACGACTGGAGCAAGACCGCCCCGGCCACCGCCCAGGACCCGATGGCCACGGCCAGCGCCTACCTGCAGTTCGCCCGCGGCTTTCGCCTGGAGCTGATCGCCGGCTGGTACAGCCAGGAGAACTACTGGAGCCGCGACATCAACGCCGGCAGCGCGACGGTGCGCTTCCCGCTGGAGAAGGGCGGCTACTGGGAACGGCTGATCGACCGGCCGGAGCGCTTCGGCAAGCAGAAGGCCCGCTTCAAGCCGGGCGAAAGCTACAAGGGCGTCTGGTGGTGCCCGCCGTCGCTCAACCTGGTGGAAGTCGAGGAGCTGTACATCGTCGAGGGCATCTTCGACGCGATCGCCCTGCTGCACCACGACGTCCCTGCCGTCTCGATGATGAGCAGCGCGCCGCTGCCCGAGCAATCGCTCAAGGCACTCAAGAACGCCTGCCATGAGGCGGACAAGCGCCTGCCGCGCCTGGTCTGGGCGCTGGATAACGAGCCGGTCGCCAAGGCCAACATGCGCCGCTGGGCGAAGGAGGCCCGCGCCCTGGGCTTCAAGTGCGAGGCGGCTGTCATCCCGCAGCGCGGCGCCAAGAAGGTCGACTGGAACGACCTGCACCAGCGCTGGGCCTTCATCGACGGCGACGAAGAGCGCGCCAAGCGCATCGAGCTGGACATGGCCGAGGCCCGCCACCAGGGCGCCCTGCTGCTGGCCGAGTCGGCCGAGGAAAAGGGCCTGCTGATGTACGAATGGGACGAGCGCAAGGAATTCCACTTCACCTACCGCTCGCGCCTGTACTGGTTCAACCTGGACATGGAGAAGTACGAGCGCACCGCCCGCGAGCTTGACGGCTCCGAGCACCACGACGACCAGCAGCTCAACGACAAGCAGCGCCGGGACAAGGCCTTGCGCCAGAGCGCCGCCGTGGTGCGCATCGCCAACTGCTACTTCGACGCGCTGTATTACATGCGCAACGAGGTGACCGACGAGGCCTGGTACTACTTCCGCGTCGAGCGGCCCGAAGCGCCCACCATCAAGAGCACCTTTACCGCGGCGCAGATCGCCTCGGCGCCGGAGTTCAAGAAGCGCCTGCTCAACGTCTGCAACGGGGCCATGTTCACCGGCACCCCGCAGCAGCTGGAGCGCATGCTTGGCTACCAGCTCGACAGCCTCAAGACCGTCAACACCATCGACTGGATCGGCTACACCCGCGAACACGGCGTCTACGTGTTCAACGATCTGGCGATCGCCGGCGGCAAGGTGCACAAGCTCAACGAGGAGGACTTCTTCGACGTCGGCTCCCTGAGCATCAAGTCGCAGAGCCTGTCACCGGTGCTGCACATCAACGCCAACCTGGCCGACTACGACGAAGAGTGGTTCGACCTGTTCTGGCGCTGCTTTGGCGTGCGCGGCGCGGTGGTGCTGGCCTGGTGGCTGGGCGCGCTGTACGCCGAGCAGATCCGCCAGCTGCACAAGTCCTACCTGTTCCTGGAGCTGATCGGCGAGGCCGGCGCGGGCAAGACCACCCTGGTGGAGCTGCTCTGGAAACTGACCGGCCGTACCGAATACGAGGGCTTCGACCCGTCCAAGGCGACCCCGGCCAGCCGGGCGCGCAACTTCGCCCAGGTGGGCAACCTGCCGGTGGTGCTGATCGAGTCCGAGCGCGAGCAAAAGGAAGGCGCGCCGGTGAAGCACTTCGACTGGGACGAACTCAAGACCGCCTACAACGGCCGCAGCGTTCGCTCCACCGGTGTGAAAAACAACGGCAACGACACCCGCGAACCGCCGTTCCGCGGCGCCCTGCTGATCGCGCAGAACAACGCCGTCAACGCCTCCGAGCCGATCCTCCAGCGCCTGGGCCATGTACACCTGACCCGCGAGCACCAGACCCCGGAAACCAAGCTCCATGCCGAGCGCCTGGAGCGCATGCCGGTTGAGCAGCTCAGCGGCTTCATCATCAAGGCGCTCAAGCCCGAGGCGCAGGTGATGAAGCTCCTGGACGAGCGCACCTCCGGCTATGAGCAGCAGCTCCTGGCGCTACCGGGCATCCGCACCGTGCGGATCGCCAAGAACCACGCCCAGCTGCGCAGCCTGGTGGACGCCCTGCAGCTGGTCGTGCCGCTCAGCGACGAGCGCGCGGCCCAGGTGCATGCCGAGGTGGAGCGCATGGCGCAGGAACGCCAGCAGGCCATCAACGCTGACCACCCGCTCGTGCGCGAATTCTGGGACATGGTCGAGTTCCTCAATGGCCCTCTGAACGAACCCGGCGGCCGGCTGAACCACTCCCGCAAGTCGGCCTTCTTCGCCATCAACCTCAACGAGTTCGTCGAGATGGCGGCCAACAAGCGGCAGCAGCTCCCGAACCTCAGCGAGCTCAAGCGCCTGCTCAAGACCAGCAAGTCGCCGAAGTTCATCGAGACCAACAAGCCCATCAACTCGAACATCGCCACCGACGGGCTGAACAACGCCAAGACAGTCCGTTGCTGGCTGTTCCAGCTCGTTTGACCCGCCGGCGCGGCAACGCCGGTACCAACCCAAGGAGAAGCACCATGCCAATGAACGACAACGACGACCTCTACAGCCCCAGCCGCCGCGAAACCCTGCTCACCCTGCTGGGCAGCGGCGTGACCCTGGCGGTACTGCTAGCGGCCGGCTACCTCGCCCCCAACCTGCTGGCCCTGGCGGCCCGCTAACCCCAACGCCCAGGCGCGGCAACGCCTGGGCCATTCCAAGGAGAAGCACCATGCAACTGAACGTAGAACGCGGCGCCCCGATGACCGGCAAGACCATCCGCCTGCGGCAGAAAGCCCGCGAGGCCGGGCAGGACGAGCACCAGATCATCCACGGCAACGCCTACGACCTTGCCGACCTGGAGCTGCTCGTGCGCCACCGCATCGGCCGCGGCGCCAGGGTCATCTGCATCGACGAGTGCAGCGAGGAGCAGATCGATCGCCTGACAGCCCTGCAGCGGCGGCTGCCGTCCGAACTGACCATCCACGCCGTTGTGGCGAACTGAGGAACAGCACCATGCAAGTGAGCGAAAAGCTTCGAGACCTCGACCTGCTGTTCACCTTCGAGGATCTGGCCAAGGAGAAGGGCTGGCCGGTCGAGCGCAACGACCAGGACAACGCATTTGCTGATGCCCTGACCCAGCGCGCATGGGAGGCATTCGAGGCCGCGCATGGCCCGCACGGCCGCAAGGAAGGCCAGCAGCTCTACGCCGAGATCAAGAAGTCCAGCAAGTACGCCCACCAGGCTGAGTGGTGCCGCACCCAGGGCTACGGCTACCCGTTCAAGGTGCGCATCGTGTTCGACACGGACGGCTACTCGGTGAAAGGAGGCGTCGGCGGGCAGTACCGCCTCGAGGACGTGAATCTGTACGTGCTCCAGGACGGCAAGAAGATCCGCGTTCGGTGACCCACCCCCAAAAACAAGAAGGCCCCGGTGAGCGGCAACTCACCAGGGCCAGACCAACCCAAGGAGAAGCACCATGCAAGCACAAACCCCCGAAGTCAGCGCTGAGCAGGCTACCACGGCGGACGTTGATTCAGTTGTCGCCGCCATTCTTCAAGAGAACGGCAACCCGGATGGGGTTGAGCTCGAACTCTGCTTTGTCACTACCCGCCAAGGCGTTGCGCCTGGTATCGGCTTCTACACCGAGGACATGGATTACCCGCTGGCTATCACCCTGCCAAAGCTCAAGCAGCTTGTTGAGGCTATCGAAACGGAGGTCGCCAATGGCTGACCTACGAACCCGTCCGACCATGGCCAGCCACCGGCTAGACCTGCCCAGCATCTGCGACATCTGCAACAAGGCCCGCTCCACCCGCAAGCACGCTGCCTGCAGCCGCATCCGCCAGCAGCGCAAGCAGGAAGAGTGGGCCAGCTACATGGGCAACGTCGCCGCGAAGAAAGCCCAGGGAGGCCGCCGCTATGCCCGTTGAGATCCGCACCCGTTTCACCACCGGCACCTACGTGGCCACCGTGCGCGGCGACAAGCGCACCGCCAGCAACACCATGGGCGCCCGCTGGGCTGCAGAAGGCATGGCCCGCAAGTTGGGCCTCGATCCGTCCCTCCTGGTCGAGCGACAGCGCGACCTGATCGATGGGAAGGATCGGATGCTCTTCATTCACCCAGGAGAACCGGCATGAGTTCCCTTCGCCAAGGCGACATCTTCGCCGCCGGCGCGCAGCGCCTGCAGATGACCGAGAGCATCGAGCTGACGATCCAGTCCCTCCAGGCCTACGGCGCCGATCACGATCACTGGGGCATCGCCTGGTCGGGTGGGAAGGACAGCAGCGCCACCCTCACCCTGATCATCTGGCTGATCGACACCGGCCGGATCAAGCCGCCGAAGACCCTCACGGTGTTCTACGCGGACACCCGCCAGGAGCTGCTGCCCCTTGCCAATGCAGCCAGCCAGATCATGGATGAGCTGATAGAGCGTGGCATCCGTGTTGAGGTGGTCACCGCGCCCTTGGACAAGCGCTTTATGGTCTACATCCTCGGCCGTGGCGTGCCTCCGCCGAATAACAACACGCTGCGTTGGTGCACGCGCCAGATCAAGATCGACCCGATGGCCCACGCGCTGGAGCAGCGCCTGGCTGCCCTGGACGGTAACGTCCTGATGATCACTGGCGTGCGCCAGGGGGAAAGCGCGATCCGTGACAAGCGGATCGAAATGAGCTGTGGAAAGGACGGTGCCGAGTGTGGCCAGGGGTGGTACCAGAAGGTGCTACCCGAGGCTAAGGGCCTGAAAGGTCGCCTCGCTACCCTGGCACCGCTGCTGCATTGGCGCGTCTGCCACGTCTGGGAATGGCTCAAGCATTGGGCGCCGCAGGTCGAGTTCGGCGATTGGCCAACGGCGACGATCGCTGATGCCTACGGCGGCGACGAGGCCGAGGAAATCAACGCCCGAACGGGCTGCACTGGCTGCCCGCTGGCCAGCAAAGACAATGCGCTCGACACCATTCTGCTCAACCCGGCCTGGGCGTACCTGGCGCCGCTCAAGCAGATAAAGCCGCTGTGGCGTGAATTGCGTGAGCCTCAGCACCGGCTGCGCAAGGCCGGCGCCGAGCGTTTGAAAGATGGCAGCATCGCAGCCAACCCGCAGCGCATGGGCCCGATCCTGCTGGAGTCGCGCCTCATGGCGCTGGAACGCCTGCTCGGCATCCAGGAAGAGATCAACGAGGCGGCGCAGCACCTGGGGCGCCCCCTGGTGGACATGATCAACGCCGAGGAAGAGGCCCGCATCCGCGAACTGATCGCCGCCGAAACCTGGCCGGATGGCTGGGACGGCGACGAGCCGGTCGCCACCACTCCGCTGGACAAGGTGTATGCGGACGGTTCGGTCCAGCCGCTGCTGTTCCTGGAGGTGGCGCATGCCTGAGCAAGACAGCAGCCAGCTCAGGCTGGAATGCGAGGCCAGAACCTGGCTTCGCAAGGGCTACACCACGGCAGAGCGCATCACCGAACTCACCGCGCTGATCGCCAAACATCGAGGCACCGCCGGCGCAGCAAAGCTGATCGAGGAGATGCGCCGGCAGTGGGCTTGCCGTAGCGAGTGGCTGGGAGGGCAACATGGCTAGCGGACCGAGGCGAGAAGGCCGGAACCGCAATTCTCGGCGATGGCCACCGGCCAGCAGCAGTAAACTGGAGGCCCGCCCATGAGCGAAGCCTCAAGCGTGTTGACCTTCGACGACCTCAAGCGCATCACCGGCTACGCTCGCCGGGCCGACGTGGAGCGGGCGCTGCACGAGCAGGGCATCCGTCTGTTCCGCGGCCGCACCGGGCCGTGGACCACGGTGGAGCTGATCAACCAGGCCGGCGGGCTGAAAGCCGGAAACCAGGAGCAGTACGGCGTCGATATCCTATGAGGCGAGCAAGGAAGCACAACCCCCACATCCCACCGCACATTGATCAGGCCGCTATCCCAGCGGCCGTTTTCTTTGATCATCGCGGCAAAGGCAGCTGGTACACCCTTCACCGCGACGAAGCCGGCCGGCAGCGCCGTCAGAACATCGCCAACTGCTCGGCCACGCTCGGCGAGCTGCACCGGATCATGGAGGTGCGCAACGGCGTGGACCGGGAGAGCCTCAACTTCCTGTGCCGGGAGTACCACGACAGCGCCAAGTTCAAGCGGCTGGCACCGAAGACCCAGGAGAGCTACAGCTGGTCGCGCGACGTCCTGGTCAACATCCCCACCAAGCTCGGCAAGCCCCTCGGCGAGCTGGCCGTGCGCAAGTTCACCCCTGCACTGATTCAGCGGCTTATCGATCGGATCGCCGACGAGGGTACGCCGTCGAAGGCGGCCCACGCGCTGCGGTACCTGCGGCTGGTGATGCAGTGGGGCCGTAACCGCGGCTACCTGGACAGCAACCCGGCCATGGGCATCGAGGCGCCGGTAGAGCGCAAGCAGCGCCGCCTGCCGTCGCTCGAAGTGATGCAACGCCTGATCGACCGCGCCCGCGAGCTGGGCCAGCTGAAACGCGGGCAGAAGGATGCGGTACCGCCGCACCTGAGCTACGTCATGGAGCTGGCCTACCTGTGCCGGCTGCGCGGCATCGAGGTCGTCACCCTCACTGACGCCAACGAGCTGCCCGAGGGCATCCTCACCAACCGGCGCAAGGGCAGCCGCGACAACGTGGTCACCTGGACGCCGCGGCTGCGCGCCGCCTGGGATGCCGCCAAGGCGCGACGCGCCCAGGTGTGGAAAGCCCGGGGCACAGCGGTGCCAGTTCTCCCGGAGAAGCGCTTCATCATCACCGCCGACCACGGCGGGCCGCTGGGCAAGTTCGGCCTGGACACCGCCTGGAACCGCTTCATGCGTAACGCTATCGCGGCCGGCGTCATCACGGCGGAGCAGCGCTTCGGCCTGCACGACCTCAAGCGCCGCGGCATCACCGACACCCCTGGTACCCGGGCCGACAAGCAGGAAGCCAGCGGCCACCGCGACGAGTCCATGCTCGACATCTACGACCTGAGCGTTCCGAAGGTCGCCCCCTCCGCTCTCTGA